TCACCCTGAAGGCTTCTGCCGCGGCAACGACACTCTCTGATGTTGATCGAAATCCTTAAGGACACGTCCATCAGGGGCGTGGCTGTCAAGGCAGGGCAGGTGGTTGATACCGAGCAATCGGACGCCATCGCCCTGATCAACATGGGCAAAGCGCAGCCGGCTCCGATCGTGGAGCCAGCCCCGGCAGTTTGCCCGCAGCCTTCCCGCAAACCATCCCGCAAGAGGACCAATGGCTATCCATCAGCAGACGCTTGAGAAGCTGCAGCATTTCACGCTGCTGGCTACTACCACCATCACCGCCACCGGCAACCAGACCGGCGTCGATCTCCTTGAGTACGACGGCGACGTTCAGATCATCCTGGCCGGCACCGCTGCTGGCGCCAGCGCTGATCTGACGTTCCGCATTGAGGAATCTGCCGACAACAGCACGTTCACTGCTGTCACCGGCGGCACCTTCACTGCGATCGGCAACGCTGCCTACAAGGAGGTGAAGACCTTCGATCGCGACAACCTGAAGCGCTACATCCGCCTGAGCTGCACGGCTGAGACGGGCACCGCTTCCAGCGCTGTTACCTGCTTCGGTTTCGGCCTGAAGAAGTACGGCTGAGCTGTTCAATGATGGCCCCGGCTTGAGCTGGGGCCTTTTCTAGACTGAGTGCATCGCTATCGCATCATGCCTGAGCCAGTCGGTACATTCAGCGGCTTTGAGGTTGAAAGCCTCGGCACGTTGACCAGCGCAGGCACTGGCAGTGCAGTGCAATGCGGCGGCGTCAGCATGACATTTCAGGTAACCGTCAGCAGCATTGGCACCAATGTGGTGATTCGATTTGAGGGCAGCCTTGATGGCAGCAGCTACTTCAATCTCGATTCAGCCAACGCTGACACCACGATCACAACCAATGGCACATATGGCTACGCACTGAGCGGCTGCCCGGTGAAGTACATAAGGCTGCGGCTTGTCAGCCTGAGCGGCGGCACACCTAGCGTCACCGGCCTGGTGGGGGCAGCATGAACCTACGCACTGGATTGCGGCAGAGCATTCGGGCATCAATCCGCTCCAGCATTACAGCGGCGCCAGCAACAGACGCAACAGATGATGCGTTCTACCTGCCATGGCTTGAGCTATACGTTGACCTGCTGGCACTCTGATGGCCATCACCGAGAACCTGGACGCATTCCTTGATGACTTCGGCGTGACATGCACAGCCGGAGCGGTGACTGCATTGGGCATCCTTGACATGCCATCTCAGGTATTGCTGAGCGATGCAATCTTGAGCACTGACTATACTCTGACCGCGCGCGCATCCAACTTCGGCAGCTTGAAGTATGGCGATGCAATCACGGTGGCAGGCATTGCCTATACGGTGCGCGAGACGCAGTACATTGATGATGGTGCAATGGTACAGCTAGGGCTGCAGAAGACATGAGCGCACCGATTCGCAGCAATACTCGCGCGGCATGGATCGCAGGCAATCCAATCCTGCTTGCCGGTGAGTTCGGCCGCGAATCAGACACCGGCAATATCAAGATCGGCAATGGCACGCAACGTTGGAGCCAGCTGCCGTATCACGGCTGCCCTGGCTATTGGGGCAGCTTCTGGGATTCGACATCGCAGTATGTGGCGACGATCAACACGCCAACCGCAATACTGCTGCGTTCTGGCGACTTGAGCAACTACGGCGTTGCAGTTGCATCAGGCAGTCGTATCACGGTGCTGCATCCTGGCGTTTATAGCATCACATTTTCAATCCAGTTCACCAATAGCGATAACAGCATCCATGACATCAACGTATGGCTGCGCAAGAATGACAGCGGCAGCAGCGGTGATGTAGCAGATTCAGATAGCCGCTTCAGTATCATCGCGCGGCATGGCAGCACTGATGGCAACATCATCGGCACGGTGAACTATGTGCTGAAGCTGGCCGCAGCTGATTACATTGAACTGATGTGGGCGGCAAGTGATGTTGATGCTTACATCCACGCCGAAGCTGGCAATGCCACGCATCCGGCGATTCCGGGCATCATCTGCACAGTCACCCAAGTTGCCAGCGCCTGAACCATGACAACACGCCGCGAGAGCATCCTGGCCGCCATTGCATCATCGCTTGCTGGTACGACAGGCGTCAGCACGCGCATCTACCGCAGCAGGGTGGAGCCGATCACACGAGGCGAATCACCGGCCATTGTGGTGGAGCCGATCTCAGACCAAGCGGTGATCAGCAACAGCCATTGCAAGACTGACTGGACGCTGACGGTGCGTGTGGCGATCATCGTGCGTGGCGCCATACCGGATCAGGCAGCTGATCCGATTGCCGAGAGTATGCACGCCAAGATCATGGCAGACCAATCAGTAGGTGGCTATGCCATGGCCATCGAGCCGCGCGGCGTGCAGTTTGACATGATCAGCGCAGACCAACCTGGCGGTGTGATCGCTTGCGACTATGAGGTGAGGTACAGGACTGGCCTTGCAAGCTTGGTAAGCTAGTGATGGCAAAACCTAGACTATCCGTGAGCAACAAAAAGCTCCCGCCACTGCCATCTGCCGGCGGCACTTATGTGCTGAACGACAAAGGCACCGAATGGACATTGCACCAGCAAACCTCCGACCCGCTGATTCCTGCGACCGATGGCACTGACACGCAACCGCCTGCTGCTGGCGAAATCTGAATCGAGCTATGGCGTGGTGCCGTCACCGGCGCCAGCCGGTACTGATGCGGTACTGATCAGCAATCTTGAAGTGTCACCGCTCCAGCTTGAGCTGAAGGACCGCGAGCTGGTGCAGGGCTACCTGGGCAACACAGCGCAGGTGGTGGGACAGACCAGCGTCGGCGTGAACTTCAGCGTGGAGCTGGCAGGCAGCGGCACTGCAGGCACTGCGCCGCGCTGGGGATCACTGATGAAGGCATGTGGGTTCTCGGAGACTGTTGTCACCAGTACCAGCGTGACCTATGCGCCAGTGAGCAGCAGCTTCAGCAGCGTGGCGCTGGACTTCAGGAACGATGGCATCAAGCACCTGATCCTGGGCGTGCGCGGCAATGTGGCGATTGAAATGAGTGCCGGTGAAATTCCTAAGTTGAATTTTACTTTCATGGGGATCTATGGGGCGCCAACTGCTACAGCAAATCCGGCAACAACATTTACCAATCAATCAACGCCGGCCGCAGTCAATGCCGACAACACCACCAGCGTTAGCGTGCATAGCTACTCCGCGTGCATGAATGCGTTTAGCCTTGATATGGCGAACAATATGGTGTTCCGCCAGTTGGCAGGTTGCACAAAGCAAGTCATGATTACGGATCGCGCGCCAAGCGGCTCGATCACGGTTGAACTTCCTGCGCTTGGCACAAAGGATTTTTATACCATCGCAGCTGCGCAGACTGCTGGCGCCATCAGCTTCCAGCATGGCCAAACCGCTGGCAACATTGCCACATTCACGGCCAGCAACTGCGCATTTGATTCACCAACGCTGGAAGACGGTGATGGTATTCAGCACATTGTGCTGCCATTCCGTCCGCTGCCTGGCAGCAGCGGTAACGATGAAGTTTCCATTGCGCTGACCTGATGGGTTTCATCCTTGAGCAAACGCCGACCTTCTCCTGGCCAATCACGATTCGGGAGCAGGTAGACAACGGCCGCTACCGCACACATACGTTCGAGGCAGTCTTCAAGCGGCTGCCGCAGAGCAGGCTGGAGGATCTTGCAATCAACTTCCAGCAGCTGCGCCATGCCGTCAAAAACGACGACCTGATTGATCGGATCCCTACCAGGGAGATTGCCAGCGAGATCCTGGTGGGTTGGAGCGGCATCTTTGAGGCCGACAACACCACGCAGATCCCGTACTCAGAGGAAACAAAAGCGCAGCTGCTGGAGGTGGCCACTGTTGCTGAGATGTTGGTGCAGACCTACATCGAAAGCGTGGAGAAGGCCAAGGCAAAAAACTGACCGGCGCCGTGGATCACCTATTCCGCGGCGAGAAGGCAAACGATGACCTGCTGGCTGACGCGGCAGAGTATGGCATCGAGCTGCCGGAGGCTATGTTTGCGCCGCAGCATTTCAAGCTGTGGCCTGAACATGCTGAGGTGGTCGATCTGTTCCTGCGGTGCATGACGCAGTGGCGCCCTACCAGCAATGGCGTGATCGGCTTGGATTATGGCGTGGTGTTGCAGCTTGCTAGCCTGTATAAGATCAGCGACCCGGCCGTAGTGCTGGAGGATTTGCAGGTGATGGAACTGCACGCCAGGGCGCAGATCAACAAGCAGTTGGAGAAGCGCTGATGGCCGTGATGGAAGCGCTGCTGAAGATCAAGGCATCGGTTGATGGCGAAGGTGCTGTGACGGCACTCGCCAAGGGCATCGGTGGCTTGAAGAAAGGTGCAGAGGATGCCAGCAGCGGCCTCGGTGGAATGCTCAAGAGTGCCGGCGGCCTGAGCGGTGCGCTGGGCAGCCTGGTGCCATTGGTGAGCGGCGTTGGCTTGGCGGCCATGGCCAAGGGTGCCATTGATGCAGCGGACAATCTGAATGACCTGTCGCAGAGGACAGGCGTCAGCGTTGAGAGCTTGAGTCAATGGCAGCAAGCGGCTGAAGCAGGAGGGACAACTATTGATGTCGTTGTGAAGGCAATGACAAACCTGTCTCGTGGGATGGTTGCAGCTGCCGGTGCAACTGATGAGTATGGGCAAACAGCTGAGCAGGCGCTGCAGGATGCAACGCAGGCGGTAGAAGATGGCGAGGATCGTCAGGTTCAGGCGGTCCAGGATGCTGCCGACAAGCGGCTGGCGGCACTTGAAAAAGAATCAGACGATCGACTGCGAGAAATCAACAAGCGATACAAAGCAGAAGCAAGACTGCTGGGTGATTCGTTTGATGATCAATCAAGACAGGAAGCCGATGCAGCGAAAGATAGACAGCAGCAAGAGGAACGCGCAATCAAGCGTCAGTTTGATGCGCGTGCCAAGGCAATTAAGGATGATAAGTATCTGACTGACCAGCAGAAGGAAGCAAAGCTGCAAGCATTGCGCGACGAGGAAGACAATGTTTTGAAGGCGTTGGATCGTGGCTACCAGCAGCAGCAGACGCAACGCACACGGCAGTTTCGTGATGCACAGCAGCAACAGGAAGATGCGCTTGAAGAGCGCAAGCGTGCCGAAGAAGAACAGATCAAGACCCGAATCAATACAGAGAAGAACCTGACCAAAGAGCACGCCGATGGCCAGGTGAAGCTGATCAAGCAATCAAGCAAAGAGCAGATCGAGTCCTTGAAAGAACTGGCTGAAGGGCCAAAGGGTGTAGCTGCAGCATTAAAAGAGCTTGGCATCAGCTCAGTGGATGCTGCGGGCAAGTTAAGAGACCCAAGCGATGTGATGAAAGACATTGCCGACAAGCTGAGCGCAATGCCAGATGGAGCGAAAAAGACAGATCTGGCATTTCGGCTGATGAAAAAATCAGGCGGCGAAATGATACCCGTATTAAATGGCGGCAGGGAGTCTATTGAGAAGTTTATCCCTACGATAACAACAAAGTTTGCCAGGCTTGCCGATCAGTTCAACGATAAAACAGTTGAGCTGATGGCCAACATGATGCAAATCAGCGTGAAGCTTGGCACTGCATTGATGCCAGTGCTCAGCACGATCACTGATCTGGTCATCTCGCTGGCCACTGGTTTCAGCAGCCTGCCGGATTGGATGCAAGGCACCATCGCAGCCGTTGGCGGCCTGGTGATTGCGCTCGGGCCGTTGGTGCAGGTGATCAACGGTGTGCTCATGGCAGGCAGATTCGTTATGGCGCTCAAGATTGGCGCCACCATCGCCACCTGGGCAGCTGCTCTTGGCCCCGCGATGGGCGTCATCAGCGCTGCATTCTCAGGCCTGCTGACCTTCCTGAGCGGCACCGTGCTGCCAGCGCTGCTGGCCTTCTTCTCTGGCCCTGTCGGTTGGACAGTGCTGGCCGTGGCGGCGGTGGTGGCGATGGCCATTGCATTCCGCAAGCCGCTCGGTCAGTTCATCACCTGGCTTGGCAGTGTGTTCAAAAAAGGATGGGATGGCTTTGTGAACAACATCCTGAAAAAGCCAATCGAAAACTACTTCAAGTGGTGGCGCAAGAACTGGGAAACGGCCGCGGGCTTTGTGACAGGAGTATTCGGCAAAGTAAAAGGAGCCGTCGTCACAGTGTTTGGTGCAGTCACTGGCGTCGTTCGCGGCATCATCGCCGGTGCGTTTCGCTTTGGCGCAGAGCTGTTCAATAACTGGATTGCAGCACTAAACAACATTCTAAAAGGGTTGAGGCAAATCCCATTCCTTGGCTTGCGATTGCTGCCACTGTTGACACCTATCAAAGTTCCAGCATTTGCTGAAGGTGGTTTGGTCACAAGACCCACCATCGCAATGGTGGGTGAAGGCGGAGAGTCTGAATACATCATCCCAGAGTCCAAGATGGACAAAGCGCTTGACCGCTTCATGGTCAAAGCGCAGGGCATCACAGCCGGCACGCGCGACATCAGAATCAACGTGACCACCGGGCCGGTTGTTCAGTTCGGCGGTGAGCAGTACGTCACCCTCAGCGACATGCAGGCCGCCATGCAGGCCACCGCCAGGAGCG